AACTGCGGCGTTCGATGTAATTGTTGTTGCTGTAGCACTCCATGCACTGAAATTTTGTGATTGCGTCAGCAGATTATGCGGTGCCCATTTAATAACAGGCATCTCTCGGACGCTTACGTAATCAACAGCGTAAGTATCACCAGCGTCTCCTGCGCCAGTAATCCTAAACTCCACCTTTGTTGTATTGCTGGAGGCTGTTAGGTACTTATAGTAAACACCATTAGAGGTAATCGACTGATCATCTCCAAGGCTACCAAAAGAAATCAAACCATCTGGATCAGGGCCAGCGTCTGTGATTTTGTACTCAACAACATATGTACGCCCCTCTACAAAACTTACCGTCTGCCTTAAGTCTGTAGGAAGCGATCCTGACTCAGCGACTACAGTTGCTTTACCGTCAGCGATAGTCCAGCCCGTTTCTTTTACCCAGTCAGAGTCATCAGAAAAATCACCATTAGTTAAAAGCTCAGGCCCATAGCCGTCCGTCATAGTGGCATTGCCAGCACGGGCGTGGGTGACTGCATTAGCGAATGTCTTACTGCCGCCATTGGCTAGGTAATACTCGTCCTTAAAATCAAGCAGCAGTTTTGGAAACTTGCCAAGCGCTCCCGCCTCTCGCAGATTCTGATTAATGCGGTTAGGGCTGCGCTGGATATTAATGCCTAAATTGACAGCCATTAGTTGGACTCCTTAGGCTGATTCTGAATCGCGCCATCGACACTCGTTGCCTGTACTAGCGCCACCTCTACACCGTTCTGCGGGACTATCTCGATCGCCTTAGACGCGAAAGACACAGAGCCGCTTGTCACTGTGCCTTGATCTAAAGTAATCGCATAGTTTGTCCGCGTTGGGCTTGTCAGGTTAATCATAGGTGATGTCTTCAATCAGCTTTAGCTTGAACGTCTCAGTAGAAAATATATCACCAGCCGCATCGGTAAACTCGATATCGCATGAGTGTGTGCCGACTGTCCAGCTTGCGGTGCTGGTAGCGGTAGCTGTTAGGCTAAACACCCCACCGCTTGCGTTAGTGATCGTGGTTGTCAGCGTGGCAATCAACGTCGTTTTCTGACGGATCTGCGCTCGTATGCTGAAATCAGATATATCTACGGCAGACGCGTTTTCGGTGAGCGTGATAACCCACTCCAGCGTATCGCCTTTCTTGTGGGTAATCTCTGCCATGTTTAGCCTACTACGAGAGCGTGGATGCCTGTTGCAGTTGTGCCTGTACTCTTTACGCGCTTAACTGAGCAAGTCAGCGTGTGGAAGTCAGGGACAGTGACAGTGCGCTCGTTGCCGTCTACGTTAAGAAAAACAACATCTCCGCCTGTCTCAATATACAAGCCGATCGCAATGTTGTTAGAACCTACGTTGTCGGTGCTGTCGTTAGTCGTAACCTCGATCATGTCGTAAACGAGGCCCGACTGATTCGGTGACGCCGCAAATACAAACGGGTTTGCCATGTTAATTTCCTCCTGAATAGCGCAATTATATCATCTGTTAGGGATCAATATACGCAAGAATGCTTGGCTCGTTAGTTTCGGTGTTTATGTATGAGGCTAGCCAATACTGCAACACGTTACTCAACGACTGAGACGCAACAGCCGCCTCTGCCTCTGCCATCGTGTCGTAACTAGCAATAACAATGTCTTCGTTATCAGTTGAGCGCGTATAGCCTAACGTAAAACTCATGCTTACCTCGTAAACTGTATCTGTCCCGCAATGCCGACTGTCATCGTTACCGTACCGCTCGTAAGCACATAATGTACTGCGCGAATTCGGTAGTCCTCCTCTGAGTCACTAGCGGCAAGCGGTTGGAAGATGACGTGATTGCTTGGTGCCGTAATGCCTAAGACGTTATAACGAGGCTCAGTGAACGGCGCGTAAGTGAGCCACGTTCCCGATGATGTCCACTTATCTGCGTTGTAGTAAATATCGCCTGAACTAATAACCGTATTGCTCGTGTATATGATGCGCGTTCTATCAGTGCCTGACTGATACTCAACCGAAACAACATTGTAGACAGCACTAGGTGACGTTGCAGACGTAGCGATACCACCATACATATCAATATCAGCCATGACATTGCCAGCAACTTCGATGTAGCGAGCGCCAAACGCCACGCCGCCATTCCCTACAACTGTGCCTAGTGACGTGCCTGTCGTTGCGCCTTTGCTCTTTCTTTCAATTCGAACGCCAACTGTAAAATCACCCGATGGATTCGAGGCGCTAATGCCCATCATTGCGAACAAGGTAGCCCGCTTTTTAAAGTCATTCTCAGGCGCAGGCGTAGAGAACGAGCCGTAAGTTGTCAGCGATGACGTGACTGTGTGGCTTGTTGCGTTGTAAATGCCAAACGTAATTGCCTCTGACACCGCGCCGTCAATCTCTTCAGACTTCGGTAACAGAATGTTTTCTGACTCAGGGCCGACAGTCGTAGACACGTTGCCTGAGAAGTCGACAGCCTCAAGCCAGAAATACTTGGTTGTGCCTTTTCCCTCGCCCGTCTTAGCAGGATAGACAAACTCAGTGCCGTTGATACGTGCAACAGGACTTGCAGGCTTTGTTGCTGTCGATGACGCATAAATCTGCACATAGGCAAAGTCGGCATCATTTGGGTTAGTCCACTCGACGGTGATATTTTTAAAGCCGCTAGTAATCTCAACGTTACTGACGGGATCCGGTATCGTGGTGTCACCACTGAAAGTCTCGTTAGATAAAGTCGTGCCCGTGCTGGTAACGCCAAGCAGGTTTTGAACTTGAACGCGGAAGTCGTAATTAGATGTTACGTCCAAGCCAGACAACAAAATTCGAGGCTCTTTAGTCTCTGCGTGGAAGTAGTCAGTTGTGCCGTTCTTGTTGTAGCGGATTTTGTAGAAGTCTATAAAGGCGTCATTAGGCGCAGTCCACGTAAGCTCGACACTCGTTGAGACACTACCGTCAGGCCCAAGCAAGCCAATCTCGCTTTTTGCTAGGCTCGTTACATTCTCGACTGTCCGCCCGTCGTATAAGTCTAGCTCTCCACCGCTTAAAAAGTCCTGTTCGTCGCTAGTCGTCCAATCGTAGATGGCCGATGCTGTCTCGATAAGCTGTACGTTTACAGCCAAAATTCCGCCGGCAGTGATAGTTAGTGAGTAGTCGATAACCTCAAAAATCTTTTCGTCGTAGCCTAAGCGTTCATTAGTCAGCTTAATAGTGTCACCGACTTTCACCTGCAAGCCTTTAAGGTTCACCGTCATGGTTACCACGACTTGCTGTCGTGACTTGAGCAAAGCTATTTTTGCAAGTCGCTGTGCTTGTAGGTTGTTAGTGACAAACGGCAGTGGCATATCTAAGTAGATAGGCTCCCCGTCTTCTGCCTCATACGTAGAGCTAATCTGAGCGGGATAATCCAGAACCTTGTAGTTCTTCTCCTCAGATACAAAGATGCCTTTAACGCCGTTATAGACGCCTCTGCGCGACTGTTTAGTCTGTGTTTGTATGTCAGAAACGCAATCAGCCTCAGTAAACTCAAAAGTAGGCGCAACATACCCTGCCGCGTCGATAAAATACTTACCGCCCGAATAACTGAGCCGTCCACCCATCGCAGACAAAATTTGCTCGATGTTGGATTTGATCTGATTCTCAGTATTAAGTACGCCATTACATTTATAACGAGTTTGAGTGCCGCCGTTAATGTCAACGGACTCATCGCAAAGGTTGGCCGCCGCTATCAGTGCTGTCTCATCAATAAGCGTATGATCTTCACCAAGCCCGTACTTGTTATCAACGATGTAATCACGGGCGCACAGTGCAGGGTTTTGTGAGTACGTCCAAGTGTTAGGGTTTGTGGCGCTCTGTCCACTTTCTCTGGGATCGTAAACTTTTTTGCCTTTTAGAATTGCAGTGATGTTAGGCACGCCCTGCGGAAACTTGTCCTGATCCCACTTAAGTTTAAAGTGAGCATAGGCCATGTCATTCAAAACATGATTGCTAGTCCACTGCACAAATTGGCTAGTAAGCGTTGTATCTGCCGCTGTCTGCGAGCCGTCAAAAGTCGTCACAGTTACAACGTCTTGCCATTCAGTAAGCACTGCGCCGTTATCGTATACGCGGTTATCGTTGAACCAAAACTCTTGGAACGATTCAATTTCGTGTGACGCAAAGACAATCACTAAATGCAGGTATGTATTGTCAACACCTGAGTTACCAATAAAAACAACTTGCCCGCCAACGCGCATTCGTCCGTACACAAGTTGTCTTGGCCCTGCGGGCTCTCTTGTGGTTTGGGTAATGCCTCTAAGCTGTGCGCCTAAGTTTGGTTTTGGTGCGAGTGCTCGCGACACTATAGACAAGCCAGCACCAAGCGCAAAAGCGCTGACAGCTAGATATCCTGTTAAAAAAGCGCCTGCCGCAATAGAGGCACCTAAATACGAGCCAATTGCCGCAACAGTTGCTACAGCCATTTAATTACCTCAGCATCAAAGAGTAGACGCGCTCAATTTCCTCAAAGCCTAGACGCTCAAGAATGGCGTCGAAAGGCTGATGCGCTTTCGTGTTGATATGTACTTTAGTAATGCCTTCGGCCTCTAATGCATCAAGGGCAAACTTGATTAGCTTAACGCCTGTCAGTCCCTTACGCGCGGCCTTAGTCAAAAAGATGATGTCGTTGTTGGCGAACAAGTGATCGCGATAATGGAGTGACTTACTAACGATAACAACAAAGTAACCCATTAACTTGCCGTCTTTACGCGCTGTAAACACGCGCAATGCGTTAATTTTGTCCAGTTCCGCGTAAGCTCGCCAATCAGGGTTTAGCTTGATCTTGTCTTTGTTAAGCGCAATCTCTTCGTAGTGCTGTTGTAGTAGTGGCTCCGCTTCTCGCTTTACCTGCGCTAACGCTTCTAATGCGAACTCCATTAAAGCCTCCTATGGTAGTTGTACGGGCATGGGGGGTTCGGTGCCACGGCCGTAGTTAGCACCAGTACCGCCACTGTTAACGCTTGCCCTGCCCCAAACAATTTCTTTTTCCTGCATTTCTGCAACAAACTCTAAGCCCTTATCATTTGGGTAATCAATCTTCTGATCTTCAGCCGTGTAGCGCCTGCCGCGTGTGCGTTCAAACTCGATAAGGCGGTTTTCGACACTCACCTGTATCGTGGCCGTCTCTGCGCCGTCGTTAATCACCATAGTATCCATAAAGCCACTAAATACGATAACGGGATCAGCAGTTACGTCACCCTCTTCGTCAATAGCACCTAACAGCACCTTGAGCTCGCGGCCTTGGTAGTCTTCATCCCGCGCCTTACTTATTAGAGGCTCAGTGATGCCCGACAATGCAACGGTTAAGCCATTAGCCTGTAGCTCTGCACTCTCCGCGATCTCACCTATCTGCAATAGCGTACCCGCGCCGACATACTCGACACCACCCACAGTTAGGTTTCCAATGCCGCTCCAGAGGTTGAGATCGCCTGAGTCAAACGCACACTGCACAAGGGTAATAGGGCGGACTAAATCGGCAGTAACCGCCGACTTCATCGCTGATGTTAGTTCTCTACTCATATTGCCTCAACACACGCAAAGGTAAAGCCGTATAGGCTGGCCTGATTTATGCTCCACTCAATCTCATTAGAAGCAAGCCGCCAAGATCCTTTTGGCAACGTGAAATCCATAGACTTGCTCGCAGTAATCGCTGTTCTAAGTGGCGGCATGATGTCAAAGGTAGACTCGCCAATCTCCGTAATGATGTACAGCACACCATTAACCTCAAAGTAGTCACCAGCAACTGCACCTGCTACTGATCCCGTCACCGTTGTGGCGTTACGCGCACCGCTAGTAATCGTTCCGACAGCAGTGACATTGTGCAACGGGTTTCCCATCGTAAACGTGTTTGCTTGCCCTCTCAGAGAAGCAAAAAACGCCTCTACCTGTTTGGCGTCGGATCGGCTTAGTGGTGGCAGTGTTACCTCCGCCTCCCACCTGACACCTTGGTGCTGATAGGTTTGCTGATCGAAAGTAAAAGGCGATTGACTCACTGACGTAGCAGAGCGAAGCCGCATCGTCATTGAGGTAAAGCCGATATCAGGAAACGCCGCCATTATGCACCTACCATTGCCTTGCTAAAACCACCGCCACGCATCCTAGAGTCTGCCACAGCCGCTTTGGCCGCGTTACTAATTTGAGGCAGTAAATTAGCTATCTCAGCACGTACCGTTTGCTGTACGCCTGTCGTGACGTTGATAGTCTGGTTAACGACTACGGCGTCACCACCGCCTAGCTGGTTGTTAGCCACAATACCGCCAGATGCGTTAGGCACAAATAGCTCAGGGCCGCGCTCACCTACCATGTACGGCTTGCCAGCCTGTACCGCACCACCGATAGCTTTACCTCCGCCACCAGCGCCGCCACCGCCACCAACCATGCTAGACAAGCCTCCAGTGATAGCATCGAATAGAGGCTTTGTAATGTAATACTGCACTAGCATTTTAATTAGCGAATCTACAACAGATTTAGCTAAACCACGCATGGCCTCGCCAAACGACTTTGCTCCTGTTATTGCATCTGTAAATGCTTGCGTAAATTTGCCTTCTATTTGGCTAGCCAGCTTTGCACTTGCAACTTCAAACTCATCAACTTTCCCGCGTGCAATTTCTAGGTTTTTCAAAAAAGCGTCAAAAGCACTAGGCAATTTCGTCTCGACACTGTCAGCCGTTGCTGTTGTTGCCGCGTCAATGGCTTCTATGACTGGTATTACGCTTCTAAGAGTGTCTATTTGATTTTGAAATGAAACTGGATCAATTAAAGTAAGTCCGCCTTCTTGTTCAGCCTCTGCCTTTAACTCTTTTAGTCTTGCAAGTTGCAATTCAAGATTGGAAATATCGACATCAATTGGATCACCGAGCGGGCCTTGAAAAATAGATTGCTTACTTTGCTCTCTTAGGTTTGTGAGTCTTTCTTCGATTCTTTCAATTGCTATTTCTAATTGCCGTGCGCTTTGATCGCCACCAAACAATGCACTTAATAACTCTTTTGTCTTTATTAGCTCATTTGCTGTATTTATTAAGCCATTCGTAAAAGTCTCAAATCCTTGTACTGACGCAATAATCCCATTAACCACACTAACTGCGAGTGTTTTTGCGAATGCTTGGATTCCGTTGTTGGTACTATCAAACGCATTCGAAACTTTGCTTGTCATTAAGTCCGCAAGTGCTGAAATAGCTGGCGCTAAAGCCGCAACAGTTTGTTTAACTATTCCGCCAAATAAAGACTGCAACCTAAATAGTGCGTCGTTCGCATCTTCAACGCCTTTAGCCGCATTGGACGACATTACTACGCCAAGACTTCGTGCTTCGCCAAGCATTTCTGCCAAGCCTTCTCGGCCTTGACTAAGGGTGTTAACAAGCGCCGCACCTTCTGAATCAAACAGCTTAAACGCTAGACGCAAGCGATCCGACTCATTACTGACGCCCTCAAAAGCGTCAGCGAGTATCAGCATACGCTCATCTAATGGAAGCCGTACAAGCTGTCTAGCGTCTACGCCTAACTCACGCAATGCACCCTTTGCCTCACCCGTTCCAACAGCCGCTTCTGCTGTTCTCCGAGTAAAGCGCTGGAGCGCCATGTTCATCGTGTTTATTTCAACGCCTGTGAGTTTCCCTGCGTATTGCAGGGCGCTTAAGGCTTCGGTACTGGTGCCAATCCTTCCTGCTGTTTTGGCAAGTGCATCTGTCGCGGCTAGTGACTGCTTGACAAGTAACGTCATGCCGCCGACGCCGATAACGCCTGCGAGGGCTGTTTTTAAGCTAAATAATGGCTTTGCAAGGCTCGAAAGTCCTCTGCCGATATTGCGCAAAGCCCCAGAAGTTTTATCTAGGGCCGCTATGCGTATGACTACGTTCTGAACCGCCATCAGCTTGCTCGCTCATAATCTGGAAGTAGGCGAGCCATTCGTGAAACTCTGTAACCGATATCTGCTCGACTTCTTCAATCGTCTTATGTAACCGATCAGCCAAGGCAATAAGATTCATCCTAGACTGATCGGCCTTTAGTTTTTTGCTAAGTCCTCCGCGGACTCAATGGTGCCAAACATCTGGTTAGCGATTTCAGAAACAACAGTTGTTTCTTCGCCCATCAAATCAACACGATCTTCAGCAGAGGTGAACAGCTTCTCGCCGTCCTGTGACTCTGCCTTCATAACGATCAAGTCAACCATGCTGGCTATGCTTGGATTCTGCAAAACATTCGGATGCTTGCGTTGCAGTTCATTCAAGTCATAACAGGTGATAGGCCGACAAAACAGGACAAACGGCCCCTGATCGTCAGCCCACTCTGCTACCTCGATCTTACGACGCGACGACTTGCGACGCGCTCGTAACTCTTTAGCAAGGCCCATTAGTTAGTGGACTCAGTTACCGCACCTGATACCTGCACAGAGAATGACGCTTCCACCATGCCGTCAAACGATGCAGTGATTGTCTTAGCAGTAACAACGCCGCCACCCTCGTAATACTTCTCGCCTGCGCCTGTGCCAGTTGGGTGAATCTCCCAATCAATGTCAGTGCCTTCATCGAGAATCAACTGCTGTGCATCGCCGTCATCCCAGTAGCACTCAACAGAAAGCGTTGCGCTAGTCAGGCTAGGCAGATAAGTACGTGCAGTGTCACCCATTACGGTGTCTTCTACAGTGTCCGCCGTTGTGTCGATAGAGTATGAGCGTACCTCGCCAACAACCGCGACTGATCCGCCATCTGCGGCAATCTTAACGACACCGCTTGAGCCTTTGTTTGTAGCCATTTGTTTTCTCCCTTACGCGTCGCCGCGTGTGTATTGATAGATAACTCGAACGGTGACGATCACGCCGCCAATAGGATCTATTGTACCATCATCCACCTCTACACTAATAACCTGTGTATCAATGGCATAACCGCCTCTAGTCCTGTCAGCATCTAGCTTCTCATCAATCGCCTCAACCAACTGGTTGCGCGCCGTGTCGATGTTCTTGTGCTTTACGAAGCAAACCAGCTCGTAGTCTATCGTAGACATACGGCTAGTCATGCTCCCGCCAATAGATGAATCCTCACGCGTCTCGTTAGCTGTCCTTACGAGTACCGCAGGAAACTGTGCGTTAGATAGCTTATCGAAGTCGAAAGGCTCTCGCGTAACCTTCTTAATTACAGGCGCTGTGATTGCCTTCAGTTGCGTTACCAGATTGGCCGCTACATTCTCTCTAACACTCATCGCCGCCGATCCTTAATCTTAATGCCCGACAGGTATACGTCAGCCAGTCTGCGCTCTTCCTTACGGTTAAAGCCAAAGAAGGGCCGCGACTTGTTGTTAAAGGCCGCACGCTTTGCCGCCTCACGATTCGTAAAAAAGATAAGGCCGCTCTTCTTGCTGTCAGCTCTACCCTGTAACGCCGATAGCATACTTGGCCGCGACTTAAACTGATTGCCTACGCGCTCATAGCCAAACTCTAGGTTAGGCGTGGCGCTTGTCTTGCCTAGCTCCTTACGAATGCGTGCCCAGCTTTCAGAGTAACGCTTAAAAGGCCCGTTAATCCCGCGCCCTTTGCTTGTTCTGTCTTCGATGATCTCAACGCCAGCTAACACCGTGCGCGTCATGGCCCGCTTTTTGCTGGCCTCAATGTCCTTGGCGATGTCCTTAGTGACTCGCTCTAGGCGCAGTGGGTTAGTGCGTACACGTATCATCTATCGAGCCGATTCAGTGCGATAACTTCTTTTTCTTTATCAGTGACAGAGCCATCGTTGTCCGCGTCGTACTCTACGCCGTCAGCAAAGATTGCATCTAGCTCCTCACCATAGCGCACTTTGTAAAAGTCGATCATGCGCAAAAATCTGTCGTCGTCTACCCAGTTGGTTAGCTGTGGTAACGCATACTTCCACAATACAAGGTAGGCCGCCGCTCGTGTCCACTGTGAGTCCGTCAGGTAGCTCGCATCCATCTCGCCTTTAATGCCTTTACGGTGCCACCAGCGGTTACGGATCTCGCGTTCGATATCAGCCTGCGCTCTCGCATGTTCATCGGCAAAAGTGTCAATGCCAAACTCTAAGATGTCAGGGATGAGATCGGTTAGATCAGTGTCTACAGAAAATGCCATTTGCTCACCACTTCACTTTAGCCGCCCAGTAAATGGGATCGAATACGGTTGCGTTTGCTAGGGTTTTGCCGTGACGCGCATACCAAGCCTTGCGCATTGCTTTCGACTTGGCTGATTCGCCTTCTGTCGGTGGGTACGTTTTCGCGCCTTGCGCACCAAAGCGGACTAAACGAATGGTGTCACCCTTCTTAACCAAAACCGCGTGCGACTTTGTAGGATGATTCCTCGTTTTCTTTGGCCGATTGTAGTCAGCGAAACGCTCACCACGATAGATGACAGGCATAAGCTCCCCTAGAGAAAAGCGGCCCCGAAGGGCCGCCGTACTTCTTACTGAGCCGCGTCGAACAGCAACTCAACACCGTAGTCGTCATCAAGCTCGCCAACGCCGTAGATGGCAGTAGCGTTAAGCTCGAACGCACGGAGTGATGCGTCACGCTGTGTCTCAAGGTTGAAGTCACGCTTCATAGCGATAGCAAGTGCCTCAGGAACAAAGACTGCGCCTTTTGCATCATCCGATCCATTAATGGACACGTTGCTAGACTCGTAGATGTCGATGCCACCGATTTGGCCGACAAACGCGTTGCGCATTGCGTCGTTCTGCAAGTCACCACCGTTGGGGTTTACAAAAGTGTTAGTGAGGTTTGCTTTCAACTGGTAAGCGTGCCAAGGGTGTACAACCGCCGCCATCTGGCCGCGTGCCTTGTTAGTCTTCAGAGTCGCCGCCGCTTTCATCAAGTCAGCAACAGTGATCTCAGTGCCTGCACCACCTAAAGAGGTAGAGAAGCCGTCGAACAAAGCGATTAGATCCTTGTCGATCTTCGTAGCGATTGCGTTACCCAATACAGTGCCAAGCTCTTCGGCAGGGTTACCAGCACCCATAGCCGCGAGATCAGTCAGGATAACCTGCGCACCAACTTCAGAGACAGTGATTGTCTGCGAAGTAGTAGACACAGTTGTTGAAGACATATCAGTGCCTTCAGTCAATGCGCCTGCTGTGATTGCTGGGTACTTAGGTACCTGTACAGTCTTGCCTGCCTGATCGCCAATGTCGTAACGAGTTACGAGGCCAAGCATGAGTGATTCTTCTTCAGCAGTAAAACGTGCTTGAAGGATGATATTTGCGAACAGATCGTCCAATGTTGTTGAAGTAGTAGCCGCCATGGTTGAGTTCTCCTATAAGTTAGCGGTTAGCTTTTTGCGCTAGCTTCCACTCACGAAAAGCGGCTTTTCCGCCTTTGTCGTAGTTAGCCAGCATATCAGCCGCCGACATAGGTTTCGGCGTAGCACCTCCAGCCGCTCCCTGTGATCCAGCGCCGCCTTGCGATGCCTTCACGAAGTGGGGGTTAGCTGTTAGGAAATCAGAGACAAGCTCATCGACTGTCAGCAGTTCACCTTTGTCGTTATACCTAGGCGTCCCGTTAGTGTCGTAAACCTCTACTGAGCCATCTTCAGATAGCTTAACGGAGCCTTTCAGCAACTGACTAACTTGCTCTGCTGATACAGCGTTGTTTCTGCTTGCCGCCGTAAGTAACGCGCCATCGACTAATGTAGCCTCTAGGCGTTGCTTATAGCCCTGTATTTCCTGATCTTTCTTTTCGACAGTTGTACGCAAGATAGATTCAAACTCGCCGCGATCCTTCTGTTGCTCTAACTCAGCTTGTTGCCTTTCGGCCAACAGTTGGCGCACCTCGTTTACGTCGATGTCCTCGTACTTCTTCTCGACTTGTCGCTTAGTGCGGGCAATCCGATCAGAGACGATTCGATCTAGCTCTTCCTGTGTAAACGTCTTTACTTCCTGAGTTTCTTGCTCTTCAGCTACGGCCTCAGTCACCGCATCAACCATGATTTCATCGCTCATGTAACGTATCCTCTTACGAGTAGGGTTAATTGTATCAAATTAGCGTGATTTGCGCTTTTTCTTCTTTTTGTCTTTCTTGTGATATGGCATACGTCCTCCTCAGAACACTGGCCTAAATCTGTGCCTGCAATTATACCCGCCTGCAACAACAAACGGACTGCCTGATCTTTTGCCGCTCCACTCGCCGCTCCAAGCCTCTTGTATCTCAGCAATCGTCATTGTCTTGCCTACATACTCGTCGCAGTGTGGACGCGTCTTGCTGTCGTCAGGGCCGTAGTATTTAAACCGCTCTGCGCCTGCCTCTAATGACATATTCATCGTGATTGATCTGTCAAAGTCCATTAGCCCGTCGTGCAGTGCTACCTGTGCATAGCGCCCTAGATCAGCGTCTACGCTGTTACGGATCTGCACCACGCTATCGGCAAAGCTGGCTCCCGTCAGGGTGTTTTTGTATATCTGCGTCGCCACTTCTTCGATGAACTCTTCCCCCAGTGCCTCGAAGCCGTTAAACGTAAGCTGTTGCAATTGACTCACTACCGCGCTGTCTAGCCGTGCAAATGCCGTGTAGTTGCCAAGCATGGCCTGCGCCTCTGCCGCCACGGTTGCATATTCCCTGAGTATGTCGTCGATCTCTGTCAGGTACTTTTCGCGGACAATGCCTGCAATCTCTGTCCGTGCATTGACTGCCCACTCTAAGTCGAAAAGTTGCGCATCACGCAACGGCGCACCAGACATAAGCTGGATGATCTCTCGATCTAGCTCTGCAAGCGCCTGTGCCAATCTGCGTTGGTGGCGCTCTACACGCGCAATGACTGCACGAGCGTGATCGGTATCAGCCGCCATTCTCTACTACTTCGGTAAATTGGCCGACTGCCCGTTGTGTGCCTTCGATTTCCTCATGTGCCGATGCAAGTAGTTCGTCATCGAGAATCAAGTCTGCAATCTGCTTGTCAATCGCCTTAGCAAATACGTCAGAGCGAACGCCAGACGCTTTAGCCTGCTGTAGGAATCGAAGCTCTGATTCGTAATCACGGATATCAAAGGAATCTGGATAGCTGATCTGTACCTCGTGCGGATCATGCCCTTGCCACAGGCAATAGAACATCCACAACTGCTCTTCTGCCAGCTCTAAAATGTCGGCTTTCTCTGACAACTTAGCGTTAAGCATTTGAAATTCAGTCTGCATAGCCACGCCTGACTGCAAGATAGCCTCAGTACCACGTACTGCGCCCATGTGTGCCATACGGTTAATCGACTCAATCTTGTCGGTGATAGAGGCGCGGATAGCGTCGAGGTTAGCGCCTGATGGCTGTAGCTGGTATGGCTTTAGTCCTGCGTCGCTGTCCTCAGAAATATTGATAACCGCACCTGCGCCTGCGCTCGCGTCTGTCTCGTATGTCTTTACCAATGTGGGGTGATTGGAGATACGGATAAGCTGTTCGATTTCTGACAGCTCTTGATAGATTGCCTGTTGCATATAGGCGATATCGCTGATGTCACTGATACCCATGCCACGAACAATCGAGCGGTTAGCAGGTAGGTTGACAGCAGGGATTTTACCGATAGGGTTTTCAATTTCTTCTAGCAATGCCGCGTCTGCGCCGTCATAGCGGATTAGTCGAATTCTGTCTTTGTACCACTCGCGGAAGTGCGTCACCGTCGTCGTGCCATCTACGCGATCAACGGACTCACGGACTTTTAAGTAGACAAGTTCATGGCGTCCGCTAGGCTGTCGCTCCCAGCGCCAATCGTAGACGTTCTCAGGCGTGATAAGGGTTACGTAGGGCCGAATCTCTTGCGCCATCTCTTCAGCGCGTGTCCCTGCGTTTGATTGCGGCTTATCGAGCATCAGCCAAACGTGGCCGTAGACACTGCTCCAAATCTGAGCCTCACGCATAAAGCTGTTGAAGTTCTGGCCGTCTAGGTTTGCATCTTTGATGAATGCCTCAAGATCAACACTGCCCTCCATGCCCGCAAAGTTACGGGTAGGCGGTACGCGCCACAAGAATGAAGAATAGACGTGCACGACGTTGCGGCAATGGTTATCTAGTGGGGTAAGAGCAAGCCTGCGGGTATAGGCGTTCTTGTCTTCGTTAAGGTAGCTGGTTAAGTACGAGCCATCGCGGTAATCTTCGCCGCCCATATAGCTCCTAACGTAGAACTCCCAGCGATGTACGTTATTCTCGTAATCTGGGTGCTGGTACTCAATATCATGGTTATAGATCATGTCCACCTCTGCGGCTGTACAGGTGTATGCGCCTTTTTGATTGGAAATAAGTAATCAACCGCATAGCCTAGCGCGTCGTTCATGTGATCAAATCCGTCTTTTTCGGGTTGGCTAGTGCCTTCCTTGTATGTGTGACGTTCCAAGCTCTCAATCACCTTTTTGCACTTAGGATCAACGTACAAACGCCGCTTGCCATCGCTACTCTGCAAGCGTGCGTTCACCGCATTAATACGATCCCTGATCTGACTGTGGCTTGTCTTGGCGCGTACCTCAAAGCCAGCATTCTGCAAAATAGACAGATCAGTCCTGCCGCCTGCGCTTGTCTTACGCTGACGACTAGCTGGATCGGGATAAATTATAACACGCGACTGCCTGCCATACCTCTGCCGTATTTCGTCAACCATCTCGTCGGTGTTTGAGCCAAACAAAACAATTTCATCGAAGACGTGCAGAGTGTCACCGTGCCTAGCAATTAGGACAGCAGACATGGGATCAATGTTGAAGTCCATGCCTACGTGTATGACACCGATATCGTCGGTATGTCTTGCAACTGACTCTTCTCGTTTGAAGTTGTAGTAGATAATTCCTGAGTAGTTGACGAATCTTGCTTCGTATTCTTGCTGGAAGGTTCGTTCGTCCAAGTCCGCTTTAGCTGATTCAATTTCTGACGGTGGGACATTTCCGCCTTCAATCGTTGTGTATTGATACGCACTCCACCCGTCATCGCCGTCAACTCCTTTAGTGTACAGATCGTAAAAGTGATTTCTCCCTTTCGGCGTCCCAATAAAGAGGGCCGAACCCTGCTGTTGCCTGCCTGAGAGTGAGGGACGTATTACCTCGTACCACGCCTCTTTGCGCATATCGGCAAACTCGTCCAAGACAACAAAGTCTACAGCTCTACCTCGTAGGTTATCAGGCTTCTCTGCGCCCTTAAGAGAAATACTAGAGCCGTTACGGAGTACGATAGTTAGCGCTGTCTCGTTAGTCTTTTCGATGTACTCATTCGGTATCTGTTGCGTAAGCATATCCCACGCAATCTCTTTAGCCGCTTTGTAGGTGGGTGCCACATACCAGACGTTCTGATCTGGCTTTGCGAGTGCCCTGTTGAGTAGCTCTGCTGTGCTTAAAAATGTCTTGCCGAATCGACGCCCCGCGACAACAACGCGGAAGCGATCAGGGCATTGGAATATTTCAGACTGCGGTGGTGTCAGTTGCATTAGTCAACTGTATTACGACAGGCGGCAGATCGGTGATCTCTGCGTGCTCTTCTCTCATGTCTGGTAGGTATTTAGTCAATAGACGTAGCCGTTGCTCGTTTGCTACCTTGTACTTTTGCAGGCTTTTTGCAAAGTTCGATTCGGATACGTCCAGCTTCTCAATTTCTTCTATATTTTCAATAATTTGAGTAACGCTGTTTCGCTCGGATATGAATACCCTTAGCTCGTCCTGATTGACTGCTCTAACTTTCTGCGCTCTAGTTTTCGCCATAGTCTAAAGGTGACGGTATACCTTCGGCCCAATAGAGGCCATGTGCTTGCCCGTCTGTAACCACTCCGCGTTTAATGTCTTGGTGTGACATGGGGTATGTCTCTACTGCCCCGTCGTCAAATGCGACAAGGTAAGTTCCTTCGTTTCTTGGCATACCGCCCTGTGTAACGGGCCGCCAATCTATAGTTACCGTTTGCAACATATAGTGTCCCCCCGCGCATATTATACTACATATACTAAACGCGCATAAAAAAGCCCGCTAGGGGCGGGCAATGCGTCTCTACGCTGGAAATTTGTACCTTACTATCTCTAGTGGTGGCTCGTCATTGTCCTTGAGCGGCACTATACGATAATCGAATAATATGGCCATGTCTTCTTTGTGTCTGTTAGCCATGGCGTGTGCGGCTTTGACTGCGATGATAGCGTCCTCAATCTCCTCGCTGTTCATCTGTGCAAGCCTCTTCGTAAATCCCTCTAAAGTCAGGATGGCCGTCCCTACCATTTGTTTTCCCCCATAGCTCTACGAATTCGCAATAAATGTCTTGTTGCATTAGCTCTTCTTCGTAATCACCACGCCCTACTGCGCCCATTACCGTTATGAACAGTATC